TCCTCTCCATAATGGTCATGTGTCCAGAGCCTTAATTGTTTACTTGTTGATAATGGTGAAGTGCTTCCAAAAGTACCTTCACCCCAAGCACCTACACTCCAACCTGTGCCAGTTAAAAAAGTATCTGTGCCTACATTAATTTCATATTTACCAACTGTATTTGAACCACCATTACCTGTATCTCCTGAAGCAGCTGTGACAGTAACACCACTTGTGTTTTTAGCTTCTATCGTAAAAGTATTTACATCAACGATTGATGCAATTTGATAATTTTGATTTAGTACAGCAGAATTTATATTGCCTCCTAAACTTACTGCTCCACTAAAAGTAACAAAATCTCCAGCGTTAGCACCATGACCTGACTCAGTTACATTTATAGTTGCATCACCTTCTGCAACTCTCGCAAAGGTTACGTCTCCAGCTGCTGTAGTAGCTCTTATTGGTGTAACATCAAAAAAAGCATTACCTTCTCTTATATAATATTTTAAGGTTGTGCCTACGCCTAAGTATCTGGTTCCTTCGGTGGCTGTCCAAGTAATTAGACCTCTTGCTTTACCCAAAAAACTAGCTGTTACTGCCTTGACCCAACCACCAATTTTTTCAACAGCATTTTTTCTAAACCTAACAAAATTAGCATCAACCCAACCGCCTTCATTTGAAAGATTGGTTTCTTCTTTATTTACACCAGATTTAAAATTGAATTTAGTTAAAGCCATACATTAAACCTTCTAAAGTCAGAAGTTTAACATGTTGTAAAAACCTTAAGCTAATCTAATGATTGCACCAGTTGCTGTTGGTGAAGGGAAAACAACAGTAAAGTCTCCTGCTGTTGAAGTTTTATCTCCACCAAAATCAATAACTGCCACAGCCTTGTCAGATTGCGTGTCATTATAAATTAAACAACCTCTAGCTGTTACTGTTGCTGTTCCAAAAGTCAAATCTGCAAAATCACAAACTGCTGTCGTGCCTGAAATTGATGGAGTGACGCTTGTTAAAGCAGCACCAGCTGCTGTGTAATTTGTGCCACTTGCTTCATTTGAAGTGGTATAAGCTGTAGTACCAGCACCTAAACTAGCACTAGAAGTATACAAAGCTAGTTTAAAAGTATGTCCTGAACTCGCAGTAAAATTATGAGTTCCAACTAAAAGTTCTTGTTTAAAACTTGTAGCTATCGCTGATGTTATTGCCATATCAAAGCTCCTTAATAATTTTAGCCATGTCACCATGACCTTGTTTATTAAGCAAGTTTACCACAGTTGTTCTGTCAGAAGATATACCACTTTTAATGGCTAGTAGTATCACAGTATAAACATGATTACGAAAAGCATAAGCTTGTTGTTTGACATGCTCAGGTGCATTTTCGGATATTTCACAAATCTTTTTTGTAGCTTGTTCTGCCCAAAACTCAGGGTCATGACCTTTATTATGAGTGGTGTGTACGCTTATTTTTCCTAAATCTAAAAAATTATCTGACATTATCCTTTATATGGTTCTGGTGGTTTTGGAGGTTCTTTCATCAAAGACATGTTTTCTTCTTTTAAAACTTCATCAATTTTTGAATTTTTTTCTATCACCCACTTATCTTCTAAAGGCACTGCAACATAAGGGTCTGCTAATCTGTGATAGCCATAAAGCCTTTCTGTTATAGGCACGTTTGCATCTAGTAGACCACTTCTTGGGCTGACTCCAATTTTCATACCACCATCCATTGTTTTAGAACACCAGTATTCTACACAACCTCTTCCAGCTTCAGCTAAGTGCAAATTATTTGAGTAAGAAAAATCAATGCCATAAAGCTCAAGAGTATCGACCTCATTATAAAAAGCAAAAGCTATTGCATAGGCTACAGTATTATTGAAGTAAGCACTTTTTGTATAATTACAAACTTCTTCTAATGGATAAAGCTCTGCACTTGGCACTCTGTCATCAAGTTCACATGTATATACAGGCACAGACAAGTCAGGCAAAATTCTTCTCAATACTTTGGTTTGATTGCCTGCATCTTCAGTATCAAAAAATCTACTAGCAGGGTCCATCATAAAAACTCTGTCGCAATTAAATACTCCACACACAGAATTAATACCCCAGACTTCATCCCATTCTTTGCTGTTTTCAGCACCAATGACAAAATCAATTTGTGAAACGCCCAAGCCTAAAAGGGCAACCTTTGCACCCTTAAGTTTTTCTATCTTCATTAAGTAACTCCAATTCTCAAAGAGTCGTATCTGTACTCATCTTTCACTTTTCTACCTTCTGAAAGATTTTTCATTCTACTGACTGCTTCCTTAAATCTCGCTTCGTAGGAAGCAATGACATCAGGAGACTCTTTAAGAAAAGACGAACCTTCGACAAGACAGCCCATAAGTAAGGCATCTGGATAATCTTTTGAAAGTATTGTCTGTCCACTATCACTTCCACTCGCTAACGAGGCTGGTTTATGTAAATAATGCAATTCTATAGAGAAATTTGCATTTGGTACAGGAGCCAAAGAAAAAGATTGGTCAGAGAACAAAGCATAATATCTAGGCACTCCTGTAGATGTTGAGTTAGGTGCAAACTCCTTTAAAAAAGAAGGATGCTTATAATCCAAGAAACTATAATTACCATTATTTATCAAAGCTAAGCTCATAGGTGCAAAAAAATCAGAAGGCGTTGCTAAAAAACGATTGCCTGAAGTCAAACTACCTGTCACATTTTTTCTTTGTTGTGGTAAAGATACTAATTGGAATATTCTATCTTCTGCAATTCTTATAATGTCGTTAAGATTATTTACAAACTTTATCTCATCTGACTCTAAGTAATCTTGAATTGAACTTTTTAAGGATGCTTTTGTAAAACTCATAATTAATTATAACACCAATTATGGTGTGTTAGCTTGCCAACCCATACCAGAATGGTTTGTACAATAGTAATATAAAGTTGGAGCACCTACAGGCACAGTAATTTGTGTGTACGCACCAGCACTTCCCGGAGTTCCATTCGTAGTTACTCCTGTAGTGTATTCACTACCACTACCATGCGTGCCATTTGCAGTGGTTGAAAATCTTAATGGATGCCCTGAATTACTTGCGTGGGATTGGTCAAATCTATAAGTTTCTCCTTCATTTAAATTTAAAGTTACATCAGCTGTAGCAGTAGAGCCATTTATAGCAAATTTATTTGCAGAACCAAAGTTATAATAAGGGTGATTAGAAGGATTTCCACCAACAACAGTTACTGCGTAAGCAGTAAATGCTGAAGTGACTTGCACACTACCTAAAGAACTTGTCACAGGCAAAGACGACAAAGTTTGACTTACAGTATCTACTACTGGTTCATTTATTTGGATATTGCCTAATCCTGATTGCACTCCTAAACTGACTGCTGGAGAGCCTAATTTTCCTTTATCTACATTTGTATAGACAGAAAAAAAATTATTATCATCGCTTGTATC